AATCAACATACAATCCAAATCAGTACCAACAACCAATACAAAATCAACAACAAGACAGTTTTATGAATGAAAATCCATCTTTCAACATTATGGAAGATGACATTCAATTCTAGTCTAAAATAAAAAAACCAAAAATTTTCATTTCTAGCGAGTGTTTGTTATAAGGATGATTAACTTTACCAATTATCTAAAAACATTCGTTAGAATGAATATTTGACCAAGAAAATAACAAATTAAACAAAAAAGGAGAGATGAAAATGCTCATAAAAAAAGATGAAGAACCGTTTTTCTATAAATTTCTTTCAATTGCAAAGGAAATCATCAGGAAAAATAAAAGATACACACCAGTATTTTATGGTGATGATGAAAAACTTTATTTAGTTTGTAACAACTATGCTGCAGTTTATGATTTTCAAAGTAATTTGCTTTTAGATGATGAATTAAGAGAATTTGGAAAAATCCCTTATGAATTATCGGAATTACCAAACGGGGATATGAAATTGACAAAATCTGAACATTTTAGCTGTCAAGAATCATATTTAATTGCAATTAGAAATTTTCTCAAACATACAGGGTATATGTCGAAAAAGGTTTTTTCTGTAGACAAAGGTGATCCTTACAAGATTCCTAAAATTGTTGAAGTTACAAATCGTTGGATTTCTGAAGAAGATAATAAGATTTTGGACAAGATAGGATTTCCTGATATCTATATGTTGGATGCAAAACGTGTTGATGAATTCATTACGCTTGCTGGTGATTGGAATCCATATTATTTGGCAGCGTGTGATCAAACTGAGCTAAATGGTGGTCAAACAACCATCACAATGACAATTTACTTCAATATCAAAGATGACCCTAAGAAAAGTGCTTGTGACCAACAAGAAATGGAGCTTGTACAACAGCCTACAAACTATGATGAATTCGAAAATGAAGATGTTGAAGAAATTGAAGATGAGACAGTAGAAGATGATTATCAAGAAGAGGAACAATTGGATGCACTTCTTGAAGATGCTGTTGTTCCAGAGGAGTTAGAAGATGACTTCGACCCAATGCTTGCTTGATTTAGGTATCAAAAATGATTACAAGAAATTTTGGTTTACCGTTCCAGGAAAGATAGTTGGCAAGGGAAGACCAAGATTTACTACGCAAGGAAAATTCGTAAGAGCGTACACACCTAAAAAAACAAGGGATTACGAACAAAAAATAGCAATGTGCTATCGAAAAACTACAAGTTATCAAAGTGATAAAGCGTTGAGGGTGAAGATATTTGCATATAGAGGAATACCGAAATCAACCACCAAAAAATTAAGAGGTTGGCTATTAGATAAAACGTTTCTATGTACCGTTAAACCGGATATCGATAACATCATAAAAGTAGTTTTGGATGCACTCAATAATGTGGCATATTACGATGATATTCAAGTGTGTGAACTGGTTATCATTCGTGAATTTGCTGAAAATGAATGTTTAAAAATATGTCTAGAAGAAATTGGCGAAAGAAGGCCAAAATAGGAGGATAGAATTATGGGATTGTTTGATTTAGTTAGAGAAGAACAAGAAGCAAAGAAAAAAGCTGAGGAATCAGCTAAAAAAGATACAAAAGATGCAGTTGTTGAAGAAGCAAAAAAGGTTGAAGAAGCACCAAAAGAAGCTGATCAACAACCTGCTCCAGTTGTAGAGGCTGAAAAACAAGCAACTGAAGAGGTAAAACAAGCAGCAGAACAACCAACCGAAGTTGTAGAAGAACCTAAAAAAGAAGAAAAACCTGCAGGTAAAAAAACACCTAAGAAA